ATACAGCAGAAAGAGCAGACGCTCTAGCAGTTATTGATTATGAGGGTGGCTATGTTCCACCAGCAGAATACTTGTACGGCGGCTCCTCCAAGACAAATGGCAATGTTAACACTTACATCACCAATAGAAAGTCAGTTGGTACCAACTCAAGTTACGCTGCTACCTACTTCCCATGGGTGAAAGTAAGAGACAATGTTAATAGCGCAGATCTATGGGTACCACCAAGTGTTGTAGCGTTAGGTGCGATGTCTTACACTGACCGCGTTCAAGCTCCATGGTTCGCACCTGCTGGTTTCAATAGAGGTGGATTGTCTTCAGGTATCTCAGGGGTCCCAGTGGTCTCCACTGCCCTAAAACTATTCAAGGACGATCGCGATGATCTATATGAAGCAGGTATCAATCCAATTGCCACATTCCCAAATGAGGGCGTCGTTATCTTTGGACAGAAGACACTACAGATTGAACGTTCAGCTTTAGACAGAATTAATGTTCGTAGGTTGATGGTTTTCCTTAAGAGAGGCATCTCAAGAATCGCCAATGGCGTTCTTTTTGAGCCTAACGTACCAGACACTTGGAACAACTTTAAGAATCAAGCGATTCCATTCTTGAATGATGTTAAGACCAGATTCGGTTTAACTGATTACAAATTGGTCCTTGACGAAACAACTACTACACCAGATCTAATCGATCAGAACATTATGTATGCCAAGTTGTTTATCAAGCCTGCCAGAGCAATCGAGTTTATTGCTTTAGACTTCATCATCACGAACACTGGAGCATCATTCGATGATTAATTTAGAGACAAACTATTTAAGTTTAGGAGAAATAAAATAAATGGCTACAGCAATTCCAGTATGGGCTAACCCACTAACCGAACCAAAAAGAAAATTTAAATTTATTCTTAACATCGCAGGCATCCCAGCTTACGTTGTTAAGACAACTGATAGACCATCAGTTACAGTTGGTGAGGCAACACACGAGTTCTTGGTTCATAACTTTTATTTCCCCGGTCGTGTTACATGGAATGAGATTAACGTCTCTTTGGTAGACCCCATCGACCCCGATGTTTCTAAAAGACTCTTAGACTTAGTAAAGAATGCCGGTTATGTTTTTCCAAGCGATTTCAGTGGCTCACCATCTGATCCAAACTTTTTAAGGAAGTCCCTTGGAAAGTCTAATTTTATCGATCAGCTTGGACAGGTAACGATTGACACTTTAAACACCGCAGGTGAAACAATCGAGACTTGGAGACTAAACAACGTATGGGTCAAGTCAGTAACTTATAATCAAATGAGTTACAGTGATGAAGGCTTAATCGAATTGAACTTGGGAATTAGATACGACTGGGCAGAACTAGAGTCTTTTAGTACTGCTGAATAATTCCAAGTCCAACTAATTATATTAGATGGCAAACGAAAGACAAAATTTTACTAGTAGAACTTTATCTAACTTACAAAAGTATTCGCAAACTTTTGATGGTCAATCAAGACTAGCGAGCGAGAACATCTTTGTCGGCGCTCAACAGTCGTTTAGATTCTTTTTACTGATTAATGATATCCCATCTGCGTATATTACACAAGTCGATCGACCATCATATACAGTCCAAACACAAGAACACCTGCTGTTAGATCACGTTGTCCGCTATCCAGTGAGAGTAAAGTGGGAACCAATCAGCCTTACTGTTAGAGAAATTTTTAATGAGAATGGCGGTTCAGTCGGTGGAAATATTTTAAATAAATTATTAGCCCAAAGTTATTACTACCCTGATGATGTTAACAGCGCTGACGCACCACAATCTTTAACTAACGTGGTAAATCCATCTTTAGCTGCTAGAGATTTAGTGTTTGGAACAAAAAATTTATCAAAAGAAAATATGATAAGAGCGCTAGGAAATGTTAAAATTGTTTCATTAGATCCAGACGGTAACACCTTTGAGTCATGGGAAATCTTTAATGGAATGATAACTTCAGTTGACTTTAGTCAGTTACAATATTCAGATGATAGCTTAACTAATATCACAATTAGGTTAGAATATGATTGGGCGAAGTTAACTTTGCGCCAATGAGAGGAATAAATGTCCAGAAATAATGAGGGGAGAACACAAGTCCCCCCAGAACTGTTTGAGCAGTTCATGAAACAGCAAGAAGAAAAGTTTACTCAACAACCACAACAATCTCCACCACCAGCACCAAACGTAAATGTTGGCGGGTATAGTGTCCCTACAGACTATGTGGACTTGCCTTCACAGGGTAGATTTTATCCAGAGAACCACCCATGGCACAATAAATCACAAGTTGAAGTCCGGTTTATGACCACCAAGGAAGAGGATATTATTACATCGCCTGTATTGGCTCAGAAGGGCTTAACTTTCGATAAGCTAATAGAGAGTGTCTGTATTGATAGAATTACCGCTAGAACCATCTTACCGGGCGATAAATCGGCAATATTAATCAATTGTAGGAAGAACGCATATGGAGATGAATATAGTTTTGATTCATTTTGTCAAGTTTGCGAAGCACCTTACGAAGAAAAAGTTAAATTAAGTGAATTAAAAAATAAAGAAATCGATTATTCTGGTTACAATATTACATCAAATAACACTTTTAGTGTCATAACTCCAGTGTCAAAAGTATCTGTTGAATTTAAAATGTATGATTCAACAGATGAGGAACATATTAATAAGCAGGCTGAGACTAGAAGACGTCATAAGTTACCAGAAGAAACAGTTGCTGCGACACATAGAAGAATGATTAAATCGGTGAATGGTGAGGCTAATGAGGCAATCATCAATTCATTTGTTGGTTCTTTACTGTTAAAAGATTCAAGGTTCCTCCAAAAATCCTACTTGGCTGTTAAGCCAGATGTTGACTTGGTACACAAGCACGAATGCGTAGTTTGTGGTCACGAAAACAAAGGAGGTGTGCCCTTCGGGGCTAACTTTTTTTGGGCTGACGTCTGATTACTCAAATCAAGTGTATGAACAAATGTTCTTAGTTGTTATGCAAACGAACTTTACCTTTACTGAGCTTTATAATTTTACAATTTCTTTAAGAAACTGGGTTATAAATCGTTCGGTTAAGTATTTCAAAGAATCAAATCAACAATAAAGTCTTCTATAATCTATTTAGATAGAGGATTATTATATGGCAATTCCAGCATCATTAATTGAATTAATAATAGGAAATCCTGAAAACACTGCTATTCAGGCTAAAATCAGCTCTTTAAGTTCTACTGATCAAAACGCAGCTAGAAAATTACTAGCTAACGCCAAAAAAGGAAACACAGCAGCAAAAAAGTCTGGTGAAGGTGTTGAGATGTTTGGCAAAAAGACCAAGGGGGCTTTTGCCGAGCTTGTTAGATTCCAAGGTGGCGTGAATGACGTCACCAAAGTTCTTCTTGGACAACAGGGACTTTTAACTACTCTTAATAACACAGTAGATAGAATAGAGAAGTTTAGAATCCAACTTAATAGATTGGCTGTCGAGGACACTAGATCTTTTATTGTTTCTTTACGCAGACAGAACGATGCTCTTAGAGGCTACGGCGTAACTTATCAAACTTTGATTGATACAACAGCCGCTTTTAGAAATAATTTAAATGAGTTGACCTCTAGAACTTATGGACAAAACGCAGATCGCTTAAGAGCAACCACCGCGATTAACGAGAGATTTGGTATTGTCATTGGCGAAAGTGTAGATTTTCTAAACAACCTAAACAAAGGTTTTAACATTAGTGGGCGCGGAGCGGACAGATTTTCAAGAACATTATTAAACTTCGCCAGACAGACTGGACAGCCGTTTAACAAAGTTTTTCAAGATTTTAATAGTTCAATTGGAGAGTTCTTCGTTACACTAGACTCTAAAAAAGCTTTACAAAGATTCACAGTGTTTCAACAAGCATCTAGAACTCTTGGAACTTCTGTCAGTAGCTTGTTAGGAGTGGTCGATAAATTTGATACTTTAGAGGGCGGCTTTGAAATGGGCGGTCAGCTTAACATGCTTCTCTCCAATTTGGGTGGAACATTTGATGCTCAAAGAGCAATTCTAATGACTCGACCTGAAAGACTAAGATATTTGGCAGAGACAGTTGCTGGTGTTGGCGGACAAGTTAGAGGAATGAGTGAATTGGGTCAGAGAGCGATCATTCGCCAACTTTCTCAAACAACTGGCTTTGATGTAGCTACAATTCGACAGTTCATTGATAAAGGAATTGGCGGTGACATTGACTCACTATTACAAAAATCACAATCTTTAACTGCCATGACTGCTCAAGAACAGAAAAGATTAGCAGACGAAAACACAACAAGGGCTGAGAAACAACAACAAATAACTGATAGGCTGATAAATGAAAACACACTTGCTTTAGAAAAGTTTGGTCAAGCCACCGCAAGAACCTCTACCGAGTTACAAAATGCGGTTATCACCACATTCGCTCAAAAGGTTGAGCCAGTAATGGATAAACTTGGCGACAAAGTTAATGAATTAAAAAATGTAATTAATGCCGGTCTTAATCTGACTGTAACAGGCACTGTCAATAGAGAACAAATCAGCCTTAGAAGTGTAGGTCCACAAGTCGTTGGCGGTGGTGGTGGACGATAATGGGAGATGTATTAAATGCCACATAAAAAATTCTTTGGAGCAATAAGAAGTCAGGCAGGTCAAATAGCCGCTCTCCAAGAAGATCAAAAATTAAACACAGGACCATCAGAGGAACGAGAACTTCGCACCAAGTTCCCCTTTGCTAATGTCTATTTAGAATTTCCAACGACTGGTGAGAGTGCGATCTTTCCAGCTTACATGAAATCTTTTCAAGATAACTTTAGCCCACAGTTCGCTGGAGTTTCAGTCTTTGGTCGCCAAGATGATATCCCTGTTTATCAATCAACAAAGCGTGGTCTAAGTTTCACGCTTGTGATGCCAGCTTTTAATGAAGCTCACGCAAGAGATATTCTAGGAGATATTAATACAATCGTAAAAAACCTATACCCTAGCTACCTAAGAACACAAATTAACAAAACTAGAATTATTAACTCCCCTCCCCTAATCAGAGTTAAATTTGCTAACTTAATTTGCGATTACACTAACCCAACAAGAGGGTTGCTTGGCTACATTAATGGCTCCGTAAATATCACACATGGCATTGATACTAATGGTGTTTTTGTGGTTCAAGGAGAGGACGGCGCAGACGGAGCACTCTATGTTAAAACTTATGAACTAACATTTCAAATGAGTGTACTTCATGAAGAGACACCGGGATTCGATCCAGATACGGGCGGCTTTATTGAAAGCGACCAATTCCCCTATGCGCTACAGGGAGATTCTTTATCGTTTAACGCTCAACAAAGCGATGGGATCTCAAATGCTGTTGCCGTAGCTGAAGGGATCTCAACGATCGTTGGTGGAGCTTCTAATTTAATAGGCAATAAACTTTCGAAGATTGGAACTTTAATAACAGGTGACTAAAACAAGGTAGAATAAAATGGCTATTTCAAGATATAAAGACGCAGTTGAATTCATTAACGCCACAGAGGGTTACAAAAAAACCTTCAAAGAACGTTATGGTGAAAAGGGTATTAGACAATTTTCATACGGAACCTTAACTTATCCAACACAAGATGATTATAATAATATTGAAGCTGCCTCTGTAGTTTGGAAAACCGGCGATCGTTTTTACAAAATAGCTGGAGAGTTCTACGGTTCGCCTGAATTGTGGTGGGTAGTTGCTTGGTTTAATAAAAAGCCAACAGAACAGCACGTTAAACTAGGTGAAGTTGTTTTAGTTCCACTTTTCTTAGATGAAGCTTTAAGCGTTTTTGGTTTGTAAAATGACAAAGAAGACAAATGCCCCATCATTAAATTTATTTTTCCCTGCTGTGGATGGAGGGTTGAACAAACAACAGTTCATCTCAGACATTCTCATGCCACAAATTTCTAGAGGGACTACCAAGTCAAATAGAAGTGGGTTGGCAAAAATTATTTATGATGATGATTTACCAAAGAGTGTTGTTGGCGGTTTAGATGAAAAAGTATACAGGCAAATAACACAAAAAAGACCGATTGGTAGGGAAAAAATAGTTTCCTTCAATGCGGATTACCATCAAGATTTCGAAGAGTCGTTCAGCGCCAATAAAGAAAAAAACTTTTATGCTCAACAACGATACAATGAATATGTTAAGTTTATGATGAATGTGGGCACCACTGAGTTGTCTGTAATGCAACCTTTCGTAAAACTTATCTACAGATACCGACAAAATGCCGGCGCTCAATGGCGAGAGATTGTAATGCCTTTCCCATCTTTTACAACAGAAGAAGAGTACATGCCGGTGCTAAGTCCGCGCTTTTCCAGAGGCGACGGCTCAGGTATTGAAAATATTTCAGTTAATAGGCAATTCCCAGCTTTTGGTAATCTATTACACGTCACTGTAGACATTAATTACTTTTTCCAAAATTTAGGGATCTTGACAAAAAAACAAAATATTCCTGGTAAGGGACTTCCTGGTAATTTTACCTTCCTTAAAACTCTGGCGTTGTTACCTCAAGACACAGAACAATTAGTTCTTGAGTATGGTTATTCTTTAAACACAAAATTTACAGATCCAACAATCATTCCACCGGGACTCCAAGAAGAGATCTTAAGAAGAGAGACAAAAAGGTTTGTAATCCGTTATATGAAGCATAATTTTAATATTGAGCAAAACGGAACTGTCAAATTATCAGTTTCTTACACGTCGCAACAGGACTTTGACGTTTTGAAAAACAAAGCAGATATTTCACTACCCGGCAATAAACTATCTATTTCTTCTTTAGCGTTGGCAGGTGGTGAAAGAACCAAACAATATTTAACTGCTTATTCTGCTAAAGTAAAAAAGAGGGACAACCTCAGTGAAGAATTAAGAAAGATAAAGACTGAAAGACAAAAAAGAAAAAGCGCAGCAATTATTAAAGGTTTATCGCAATCTAAAAGCGCAAACACTAAAATTGAAGCTAAAAGAGCCCGCATAGTACAAGAGATAAAAGAACTTAACATAGAAATTAACACATTGAAGGACAAGATTACTCCATTGGCAAAGCCATTATTTGTTGATGATATGATCAACCACATGGATGTTTTTAAAATCAACTTTAAGTCAACGGCTGTTGATCCTAATAAAGATGGTGAAAGGGACTTTCAGCTAGAGGCTTTTTTAAATTTAGTTACAAAAGATACATCAGGGTTGAAAGATGTTGAAATTACAAAAATGACAACGAGATTCTCCTCGGAAGAGTTTAGAAATAATTTAACTTTTGATTTATTAAACGGAAAAACAAAAGAAGAAAAAACCACGTTGGTTGATAATTTAGCTGGAACGCTTTTTAACTTACCAAAAGGTTTGAACGATAAAGCTAAGACATTTGGTGATACAATATTCTTCTCAGTTCGATCTTTAATAGCCTCTGCTTACAGACAGCTTGATGATGAAGAGAAAAAAGTGAGCCCTTATATTAGTCTGGGGAACATTGACTCGCGAGCACTAGGCAAAGATTATTCGATTAACATGGGTGATATCCTTGTTGAGCTAAGTTACTTTCAAAAATGGTACTACGAGAACTACACTAGGAAGGGTAGGCTCGTCTATACTTTTGGAGAATTTGTAACAGACATTACTAAAATAATGATACCAGACATCTTAGAAAATAATAGTGTTGGATTATTCGGCAAGAAAAGGATAGGTACGATAGAACGCATCAATTATCTTACAACTATGAAGCCTAGTGAAAAGAGCACAAAAGAATTATTTAAAAACATTTACTACACAAACAGTAAAGACAGTTTGAAAAAATTATCTTCTAGCGTTAACAGAACATCAGAAACAAAAACAACTAAAAATCTCTTATCTTACATCCACTATAGCTTGGTTAGAAATCCAAGCAACCAAAACACTAGCCCATATCTAAAGAGAGTTACGGCTAAGACTAATTTCAATGAGGACCAAGACGTGGCACAAGGGATCCCACATGTAAAAGTGGGTGCTGACGATGGTTTGTTAAAAAATATTTCGTTCACAGCAACTGATTTTCCCGGTCTGAGAATGGCTTTGTGGGCAGAGAATTTAACTGATAGCGCAGAAAACCTTCTCAGATATTACTACAGCGCGAATGTTGAGACAATTGGTAACAACGTATTTTTCAAGGGTGGCTTTTTTGGCATCCCCCCTAATCTTTTAGGGATAGAAAATGATGAGTTTGATCCCGGCATTTCTGGTTATTATACAATTCAAAAAGTAAATGACTCACTAAGTTTAGGAAACTATACAACACAAGTTTATGGTACTTGGGTAACAAACCCTCGTTTGAATCAAGGTAAAACTGGAACAGCCGAACGTGAAGACAAGCTCAATAGAGTGACACCAATTGAGGCAAAGCTATCAATTGTAAATTATCTAGAAGAACTGCTAAGACTTGACGCTCCAACCTTAGCAAAGAATGGTCTCGGCGCGAATTACAAGTTGCTTAAAAAGCCGGCAGTAGATAAGTTGCCGCCTCAACAAGATGTATACAAAGACATTAAGGAGAACTTAAATGGCTAGAACCCCTTTTGGCAACAATAGTTCTGATTCAGCGACAATTTATAAAAGCCGCGATTTGTATGAAGAGTTCAACCCAGACGAAGTTGTTCTTTTAGATTTGTGGAACACAATCCCTCTATATGGAAAAGTCGATGACGAAGGAGCACCCATCTTCCCAAAAGAATCTCAACTGGGTTATATTTCCAGACCAACTGACGATCTCCAGTTAGCAACTTTAAATTTTGTAGCAAATGCGTTTAGTAAAATGAGAGACCACTATGGGTTCATTTTTAAAACAAATCCAGAGGTTGGACCAAGCCCTTTTTTTAATAATGATTTACAGCCAACTAGAGCTTGGGAAAGCCCTTTAAGAGCATACTCAGATTACATACAAGAGTTTTATGATGAGTTCTTTAATACTATTTTAGCCCCGCTTGGTGAATCAAAAGATATTAAAAACTTTGATGATTTTACAACAGTTCTTTTAGACTATCTAAAAAACGAAAGAAAGGCATTCACTAGAATGGGTCATGGCGAATCAGCAAAGATCAGTGTTCTGAATACAGGATTAGCTATTGAGATATTTGATGGTGACTATGGCGATGACGCCCAATCCGTTTCCTTTATTAATGATCCAAATTATCCGATCTATGAAGAGTTGTGTAGAAAATATGGATTTAAAATTGACAAAAATATTCCTTGGAGAATCATTGCGAACATTAAAAGCAACAATTTGGCTCCTTTTATAAGGGAGAGGTTTTCAATTTCTTTAGAAACTTTTAAAGCCAGAGATGTTTTCAAGCAGTTTTTTAATGAATATAATACTATAACATTTTTTGATGAGTTTTATGATTATTTAAAAATTCTTTATACGACATTTTATCAATCAAATCAGTTTTATAAAGAGGCAGTTTTCAACACAGATAAGTTTTGTAAAGGCACCCCATACAGAATTATGGAAAGAGAAAGCCCATTATCTCCGAAAGTTGATAAAACACTAGAAGAGAAATTATTATTATTTTATAAATTCAGATTAGCCGAACTTGGGCTACAGGCTAGTAAAAAAAGACAAGCCTTTCACGTTAAAAACTTGATTTCAATTATTCGTTCTATAAAAGATAAATCAGTTGCTACACAAAAATGTATTGAATACATTCAATATAATCTAGGAACAACAGCTTTTCGCGAAGTACCGCTAGACGAAAACAACTTGACAAGAACTAATGATAGTGTTATTATATCCGCACAGGGTCAGTTCAACAAAAGAACTGGCGAGAATAGCAGGTATTTAACAGATGATCTTTCAAATCCTTGATAACAAGATTGAGTGCGCTGGTTACTACAGTGACGGCAAAATTTACAAAGAAAACGTTGGACGAGACTTCACCCAGACTTGGGATGCTAGTCCTAATTTTATTTCTAGTAATGTTGAGTACGCGAAACTATACGCATGCGTGGATAGTATAGATGACGTGCCACTACCGGACCACCTCCACACTGAATGGCAGTACTCTACAAAACGGATGAAGGCGTTTATTAATTCACTAAGAAAAGCGAAAGTTAGTTTAGATGACCATTGTTTTTATGATTTGGTACCAGATAAGTTCCTAACAGACTTCTATGAAAACAAAACACAAATCACAGATTTTGTTTTTAAGAACTTTAGTAAACCTGCCAACTATGATTTTCTTAAGGATATTAATTTATTATTAACTAAGATAGCTGGTCAAAAACTTATCGTTGATAAGAGCAAGTTAAACCAACGATTCATGAAGAAAACAGACTTTGTTGCGGCTCAAAAGTTCCTGAACAGCACTGACAAAATCAGCTATAATATATTTAAAAGCAAGACTGGTCGCCTTTCAACACAGAAAACTAGCTTTCCAGTCTTAGCTTTTGATAAAAGATTTCGGCAGATTTTGAAGCCACACAACCACTGGTTCTTAGAGTTAGACTTCAATGCGAATGAACTTCGTGTTTTACAAGCTTTAAATGGTGTAGAACAGCCGAAAGAGGATATCCACGACTGGAACATCAAGAATATATTTGGAAGCGATACAGAGCGATCTGATGCGAAGAAAAGGGCATTTGCTTGGCTTTACAATCCAAACTCACAAGATGCGGCAATGAGCAAGTTTTATGATAAGGAAAAAATCCTATCAACATATTACAGAGACGGCATCATCACAACACCTTTTGATCGTAAGATTGCTAGTGATGACTTCCATGCTCTAAACTACTTGATTCAAAGCACGGCATCTGATGTTTGTTTGAAACAGACACTCAAGCTGGATAAGCTTTTAGAGGGCAAGAAAAGCTATATTACAGCAGTGATCCATGATTCAGTTTTGATCGACTACGATGAGGAAGACAAAGATATCTT